TTAAGCCTTTGATTCCATTGGGTTTTTCTTAGGAACTGGCTTAACACTAAACACCTGCATTTGTGCTCCAAACTTAGTTTGTTGCTCTGTGAATTCGATTTCTACTTCTTGAGCGTTGTCAGCACATTCCTCAAGGATTGCCTGAATTTGTTCAACTGGCATCATTCCTGGCATTGCACTTAAGTTATATTTCACTGGTGACAATACGGTCGTAGATAAATAAGCCTTAGATTCACCATTTTTCTCAGTACGGTAAACGGTTGGAAAAATTGTGCGTTTATTAAATGAAACTTGCATGGTTAAAGCCTCCTCAGGCAACTAGATGTAACCCACGTTTGGGTGTGTATTGTGAAACTGGTTGAACGTAATCTGGTGGTAATTGATCAGCCATCTTAAGTTCGAATAAACGTACAAATGGAATGACTTTACCGTTTGGATTCTTATGTAAATTCTGTAGATGAGAACGGCTAATACCGCAGCTAATAAGCTCTCTTTCACGTTTATAGAAACGTGATTCCAAATGTCTGGACTTTACTTTTTTATAACCATCAATACGCAATGATCGATAGAAATCAAAGGCGTTATAAGCCTTGGTATAACTAGGATTACCTTTCTTGGTATAGGTAACCAATTTAGATTTAAGTAAAGCTTCTAATTCATCATCACTTGCGAAATTCATATATTCACCCTCCATTGTCTTAAGGATTGGGTCAAACGCTACGTGCCAGAGGCGTAGCAATAATTCTGGCTGTTCATGTTGCAGCTTAATAAGCTGAAATAAATTCGATGGATAACCATTCTTGGTTAAATAAGTCTTACAAATACGAGCTTCTAGACGTAAAACAGCATTAGCAAATTGCAAAGCACCATTCATAGCAATAACAAGCGATTTAGAGCGCATACAACCCTTATCTGCTTTCTTCTGAATCTTATTTAGTTGGCTTTTAACTTCTTCAAATTTGCCATATGCCTTAGGACGTACACTTGCTGAATCATTACCCCAAGTAATGTAATTATCATATTTAACTTCACGGGCTTTACGGTGACCCGAAGCCAAGTTAGCCATATAGTCCAAAGTTGGCTGAACCATATTCTGATGAGGCAATCTAAATAAATATGTCGTATCTAGATGTAAAACCTCAGTATTGGGTAAATCCAAAATTGGGGCTAACTGGGGAAAGGCTTCGAGTAACATGCCAAGCATATGATCGGAGCCTAATTCGATAGACTCAAAACCATACACATTGTGACCTTGTAACAACTTCAATGGAGATGCCTTAATCTCAACATAAGGCGGTGTATTCATTGTATTTGTATAAAATTTAACAGCCATATCTGTATAGTCAGATGGAAGTGACTCATACGGATGGTAAAGCTCCCCTGTTATAGTTTGACCATCATCGGTCTTAGAAACATGGCGAGTAGCAGCAGAAATACCATAATCACGAATATCACCATTAAACCAATGATGATTATCAAGACTACGTACATACGTAGGAATGATCGGAATCGCTAACCGCATAAAATCAAGCATAGCAATTACCCAGATATATGAACTTCTAATACTTGTTGTATGCTCATAAAATTCCCCAATAATTATCGCATTTAATAGAATTAAAATCTCTTTAAATAGATATTAATCTAATATATGAGAACTGTAAACAAAGGAAATCTAATATATGAGAAATAATTGTTATAAAATTGACGAAAGTGAAAAAGGTCATGAAATGAACAGTATAGGCGAACGTATAGAAAAAAAATGTAAGGAACTGAATATCAGCATTCCTGAACTAGCAAATATCGCTGGAGTAAATTACAAGACCCTAAAAAGAAACATGACCGCCGAAGACCCAAACCCTACATTGCAGCACTTAAAGAGATTAAGCATAGCTTTAGGTATGAGTATCGATAATCTTGCATTTGGCGAAGAAGGAAGCACAGATGAAGAAATCGCTATCATTCTTAACGACCTAAAAAATATAGAAAAAGAAGATAAAAAAAGAATCTTATATATGGTTCGAATGATGATTGCCGAAAGCAAAAATAGGAAATGAAAATGGATATTCTAGAAATAGAAGAAAAAATAGGAAAAGTATTTAATAAAACCACTCCTACTGGCAGACTATCAAAAGTAAAGACAAGAAATCTAACAAGTTTTTTATGCGTACTTGTCATGATTGGAATAGAAAAAATAAAAAAAGATCATGATGAAAAAACATTTAAAAAATATATGAATGAACTAAAAAAGTGTGGAATAACAGAGAAATATATAAGAGAAGAACATGAGAAAGAAAGATTTAAAAGAAAGAGCCAGAAAGTAGAATATGTAGAACTTGTATTTGATTTAAATAATCAAGTACCAGAAGGATATATTCCTCCAGAAGGCCAATACAATATAGAAGAAATAATAGGCAAAAAGATCAAAATATGATCAATAAATCGCCTAAATGATAAAATTTCTCATTTCCTCTGAAAGCTCCGTTATATATAGCTCATAGGCGAAATTAAAAAAAACTTTGGACAGTCAGGCACACTATTAGATAGCAGTGTGCCCTCTCTCAAAATCTCCCAGAAAGGTCAGGCGCGACGAGTCGCTGCCCGCCCTTTCCTATCCTTCCAATTCGCATAATGAGCACTGATGTTAAATGCCATGCGAGTGCGTAAATATGGTCGCATCATTGACAAAAAACCCCGCTAGCGCGGGGTCTTTAGTCAACGAACATGGCAAGTAACATAATGCCGTATTATGCGAACTCTCAGTCATCATGTTCTTGTAAATGTTGTTCAGAATATTCAAGGCGAATTAGTCTCTGGCACTGGTGACAAAAATAATAAGATTGATCAATAATTCTAGTAATAGATAGAGCAGAATCAGTCAAACCATAAGAAAGCATAATTGTATAGATCGTCTCTAATTCACTATCATCAAAACAAACCATAGATAACTCCTATTATCGAGACTCTAATATGGTTTCAATTAGAATTTTTAAAAGAAAACCAATAAGGCATAAAGCTAGAAATTGAAATAAATCAGGGAAGGTAAATTCAGATGCCAAGGTCAAAACTACTTGTTCCGTATCCATGAAAAAGCCTCAAATGTTTCATTAATTGACCAAATTGCAAGGTACGACCGCAATACTGGCATTGGGTGTAAGTCGATATATTATCACGTAAAAAACCGTAGACTACGCCTTGTGACCGAGTTCGATCGGTCACAATTCCCCTGAACGGTTTTTTTTGGTTACTGCTACGGTAGAACATATAGACGGTTTTAGGTAATCAGAAAGAAAAAGAACTTTGAGAATTTGCACCATCGACAGAACTACGCTGTAGGTTAGGCTGGACATAATTATTAGCCTGATAAGATGAATAATTAGGCTGCACCTGCACTTGTGGCACAGCATTATTTACCTGAGCAGGTCGATTATTCTGAACCTGAAAATAATTAAATGGTCTATCGCCATCTTCCATAAGTTTACGGCAATCAGATTGGCTTACATCATGCAAAATAGTGCCCTGTTGAGTATAAGCAACGTATTTACCATTTTTCTTCATACAACCTGAAAAAACAGGCTTAGCAGTAACTTCATATTGAATCTGTGAAGTATCCATATCGTAAGGACGATATGGATTATATTTCACAGCTATAGTTTCCATTCTTACATCGTTAACAGCTTGCAGCTTAGCGTTACGTTTTTCAGGATGCATTAAATCAGCGTACTGCTCTGGAGTAAGACCAGCCATAGCTGCATCAAGCTTAGCCTTTTCAGCTAAGGTCATATTTGAATTATTAGGCTGTGGTGAAATATCTGTAGCAGAGACTTCTTGTTCTTTAGAACCAAAATATTTATTAAATACTGGATATCCCATATATACAGAAAAACCAACAAGAGCAGCTAAAAGACTTACTGTCTTAATTAATTTAGTAGGAAATTTAAATTTATGGGTATCTAATACCGTAGATTCATACCAGTTAAAGACCTCTTTATTAGGTCTATAGATAGACGTAGTACAACCATTTTTAACAGTAGCCTTTTGAAAGTCGTCTGGATCTGACTCAACAAACCCCCAAGTACGTTTGGCAGCGAACGGAACATTCCCATTTCTAACAAGATGAATATGCTCAGATGTTAAACGTCTTACATGAGTATGTATAAACATTGGATGCTGAGTAACAATAAAAATATCCTTACCCTCATGACGATGTTTTTCTAATAACGTTAGCCATCTAGGTAAATCCTCAGTTTTACAGTTAGTTGGTACGTCTCGTGTAAATTCCTGAACCTCATCAATAAAAATAACTGATGTTTCTGGTGTATCAATCCAGTCTTTAAAATGATCTAGAACTTGATATGGGAAAGGTATTTCAGGTTTTAAACCACGAATATTACATAAGTAAATTGGACGGTTTTCACTAGCCATTTTGCTAGCAATTTCCATCATCATTGCAGTCTTATAAGAGCCAGGCTGTGCTGTAATTAGTTTAATAGCCATGAATTAACCCCCTGTATTAATGCCAAAGGCACGAATGGCTACTGACATTAGTTTTAAACTAAAACAAGCAGCCGAAGCAGATAAAATAATGTTTACACATTGAATGAAATCAAAGTATTGAATGACCTCAGCAGCAGTACCCCCAATGGTTGAGAGTTCAGCAGCTTTATCAACAATCTTTTGTTGCATTTCATCAATAAAAGGTTTGATCGTACTCGTTAAAAATAAGTAAATAATTCCAGCTGTAGCAGTCCCCAAAATTAATTTGGCAAATATTTTAAAAACCGCATATCTAAATAAAACCTTCAATAATGCAGCAACAATAGCCCCAATAAACAACGGCATTAGATAGCCCTCACTGTTGAATCAAGCATTCTAAAAGCAAGAATTAATGTACTGAGATGTATCAATATTTTTATTAGTGCTAAGAGTTCACACCAACGAGAAATTGGAACTACAAAAGATCCAAAATAAGGAAAATCAACTGTAAAGTCCTGTACGCATGCAGTATTAGAAAAAGTTAATTTATTAGATAAATTCTGAAGTGCATTGGTAGCTTCTGACTGGGCATTTAAATAGCGAGGGTCGTCTGAAGCATCTCCAATTTTCTCATACTGTGATGTATCAAAGTCTGATGAATCAGTCTTCATCATATCTTTAAAATCAGTAGTCTGTTTCTCAATAGCATCAACAACAGGCTTAACATCAGTAGTTCCGCCACCACCACCGCCAACAGGCTTATTATTAATTGCATTAACGACTTCATTAAGCTTATTAGCTGTAGAGTTGGTATTAGCGTCAACAGCACCTTTAACCTTATCTGCATTGGCTTCTACAGCCGTTTTTACCGTTGTTGCATTAGCATCTACAGCAGCTTTTACATTATTAACAGCAGTCGTTGTTTGCTTGACAGCAGCAGTCGTTTCTTTAACTGATGAATTAACAGCATCAAGCTTTTGATTTGTTATACCGAGTGTTCTTGAAACGTTATTAACAGAATTAACAATCTCATCTTTAAGCCACGTCAATTTATTATTTACAGCATTAATAGCATCAAGAATTGAACGTAAAATCGTATTACTTTCGTTCGGAATAGGCGGTGGTGCCGAAGTCGGAGGCGGATCGTTCGGATCAATCGGCGGAGGTTCAGAAGCCGAAGGTGGTTGATCAATTGGATCAATCGGCGGAGGACTACTTTTTCTAACACAAATCTGCTGACCGTTGAACGTACCGTGAACATAACCGGAACCACAACCCGTTGGTGGCATATCACAGTAAGTTGCATTGTTAGAGCAGCCCGACTGAATCGGCGGTGGCGGTACATCGGGAGGACAGTAAATAGAACCGTCAGCTAATCGATTACAACCATCATCAGGTGGCTGATAACATCCCCCGTATGGGTCTTTCGGATCACAACTCGTTTTTGAAAATTCAGGTGTACACGAAGGTGACGGAATTTCACTCACAGATGCATGTGTAATGTTCTGATATTTATTACCAGAAATAACAAGAGGTTTATTTTTGTCGCCCGTGTATTCAGTAATACAGTAAGTATTATCAGAATTTTGTTTACAAGTTCTAAGCGGGATTGGTGTATTAGGCTCAAAATAAATAGGAATCGGATAACCAGATTGCGGACATTTAGTCTGCTGTATTTCTTTATAGCCATAATAATAACCGTGAATTGTACGCTCATCATAATGCATTCTTCCAATTACACAGACAAAGTTATAACCAGAATAATCAGTTATTGATGCACTATCTAAAAAATATATAGTGCTAGATGATCCTAACTTAGACTGAATATCTGATGCTAAAGATTGACAAGTTGTATTAATTGAAGATGAACGAAAATTAGGCGTGTAATCAGCTAAATAATATGAAACAGAAGATTCAGCAGCATAAGAATGTACACAAAACAAGCTAATAATTATAAAAATGAAATATTTAAAAAACTTCATAAAAGCCCCCAACTTTCTAAATATTTAATTCTTATAAGATGGGGGTATTTCTACCCCCTGAGCTATTAGCTAAAGAATGTAGCTTTTGCCCATTTAATGAGTACAGCAACAACAGCAACAGAAATCATTGCAACACCGATCGCTGTAACCATTGCAATACCATCAGTTTTAAACTGAGCAGCTTGTTCATCTACTAAAGTTGCTGCGCTTGCACTGCTTAAAATACCCGCTGATAAAACAGCCCCCAAACCATAACGAGAAGCGTTGCGTAGACTTACAACTCCGCGTTTTTCTTGTACAACGATTTGATTTTCCATAATTATCTCCAAGGGTTAAAAACCCATTAGTTTCAGAACAATTTTAAAAACATAGCTGAGACCGTACAGAATTGTGAAAACACCAAACAATGCGATCACCAGTTCCATGTTCAAATACCCAATACATGTCGTCTGGTCCAAACCATAAATCAAACAAGCCAACATAATTGAATTCCTTTACTTCCGTTTTTTATAGTAGAGATATAAGCCCACTGGATGAGCTATCACCCCTACCACGAAGAAATACCAAACTGCATAGATGACCATTAGAGACATCCCCAATAAATAGGATTGCCGACTTGCGATTAACGCCCCCAAAAGCCGGCAAATTCTTTTTATTTACACTTGTAAAAGTGGATGCAGTAACTTGAATGTTTTGTAAACTCTGCACCGCACTTCTTGCATTTATAAATGTATTCTGCCATAGTGAAAATACACGTAAGTTATTGATTTATTTACATATTATACATTATGCGAACAATCGTATAATTCACCATTAAGCCTTTGATTCCATTGGGTTTTTCTTAGGAACTGGCTTAACACTAAACACCTGCATTTGTGCTCCAAACTTAGTTTGTTGCTCTGTGAATTCGATTTCTACTTCTTGAGCGTTGTCAGCACATTCCTCAAGGATTGCCTGAATTTGTTCAACTGGCATCATTCCTGGCATTGCACTTAAGTTATATTTCACTGGTGACAATACGGTCGTAGATAAATAAGCCTTAGATTCACCATTTTTCTCAGTACGGTAAACGGTTGGAAAAATTGTGCGTTTATTAAATGAAACTTGCATGGTTAAAGCCTCCTCAGGCAACTAGATGTAACCCACGTTTGGGTGTGTATTGTGAAACTGGTTGAACGTAATCTGGTGGTAATTGATCAGCCATCTTAAGTTCGAATAAACGTACAAATGGAATGACTTTACCGTTTGGATTCTTATGTAAATTCTGTAGATGAGAACGGCTAATACCGCAGCTAATAAGCTCTCTTTCACGTTTATAGAAACGTGATTCCAAATGTCTGGACTTTACTTTTTTATAACCATCAATACGCAATGATCGATAGAAATCAAAGGCGTTATAAGCCTTGGTATAACTAGGATTACCTTTCTTGGTATAGGTAACCAATTTAGATTTAAGTAAAGCTTCTAATTCATCATCACTTGCGAAATTCATATATTCACCCTCCATTGTCTTAAGGATTGGGTCAAACGCTACGTGCCAGAGGCGTAGCAATAATTCTGGCTGTTCATGTTGCAGCTTAATAAGCTGAAATAAATTCGATGGATAACCATTCTTGGTTAAATAAGTCTTACAAATACGAGCTTCTAGACGTAAAACAGCATTAGCAAATTGCAAAGCACCATTCATAGCAATAACAAGCGATTTAGAGCGCATACAACCCTTATCTGCTTTCTTCTGAATCTTATTTAGTTGGCTTTTAACTTCTTCAAATTTGCCATATGCCTTAGGACGTACACTTGCTGAATCATTACCCCAAGTAATGTAATTATCATATTTAACTTCACGGGCTTTACGGTGACCCGAAGCCAAGTTAGCCATATAGTCCAAAGTTGGCTGAACCATATTCTGATGAGGCAATCTAAATAAATATGTCGTATCTAGATGTAAAACCTCAGTATTGGGTAAATCCAAAATTGGGGCTAACTGGGGAAAGGCTTCGAGTAACATGCCAAGCATATGATCGGAGCCTAATTCGATAGACTCAAAACCATACACATTGTGACCTTGTAACAACTTCAATGGAGATGCCTTAATCTCAACATAAGGCGGTGTATTCATTGTATTTGTATAAAATTTAACAGCCATATCTGTATAGTCAGATGGAAGTGACTCATACGGATGGTAAAGCTCCCCTGTTATAGTTTGACCATCATCGGTCTTAGAAACATGGCGAGTAGCAGCAGAAATACCATAATCACGAATATCACCATTAAACCAATGATGATTATCAAGACTACGTACATACGTAGGAATGATCGGAATCGCTAACCGCATAAAATCAAGCATAGCAATTACCCAGATATATGAACTTCTAATACTTGTTGTATGCTCATAAAATTCCCCAATAATTATCGCATTTAATAGAATTAAAATCTCTTTAAATAGATATTAATCTAATATATGAGAACTGTAAACAAAGGAAATCTAATATATGAGAAATAATTGTTATAAAATTGACGAAAGTGAAAAAGGTCATGAAATGAACAGTATAGGCGAACGTATAGAAAAAAAATGTAAGGAACTGAATATCAGCATTCCTGAACTAGCAAATATCGCTGGAGTAAATTACAAGACCCTAAAAAGAAACATGACCGCCGAAGACCCAAACCCTACATTGCAGCACTTAAAGAGATTAAGCATAGCTTTAGGTATGAGTATCGATAATCTTGCATTTGGCGAAGAAGGAAGCACAGATGAAGAAATCGCTATCATTCTTAACGACCTAAAAAATATAGAAAAAGAAGATAAAAAAAGAATCTTATATATGGTTCGAATGATGATTGCCGAAAGCAAAAATAGGAAATGAAAATGGATATTCTAGAAATAGAAGAAAAAATAGGAAAAGTATTTAATAAAACCACTCCTACTGGCAGACTATCAAAAGTAAAGACAAGAAATCTAACAAGTTTTTTATGCGTACTTGTCATGATTGGAATAGAAAAAATAAAAAAAGATCATGATGAAAAAACATTTAAAAAATATATGAATGAACTAAAAAAGTGTGGAATAACAGAGAAATATATAAGAGAAGAACATGAGAAAGAAAGATTTAAAAGAAAGAGCCAGAAAGTAGAATATGTAGAACTTGTATTTGATTTAAATAATCAAGTACCAGAAGGATATATTCCTCCAGAAGGCCAATACAATATAGAAGAAATAATAGGCAAAAAGATCAAAATATGA